AAACTTTACAAGAAATGAAGTTATTACAGAAACCAGTTCCTGGCAAACTCAAGAAACTGAAACCTCTCGCACCATATAGAAAAAAACGTAGAAAATGATATAAATAGTATTATGTCAAATTTATTTCAAAAACTAGAACTCGAAGCATTCCGTGCTGGTATTACACCTCGAACTCAAGAGTCCAGATCATGGTTCAGAAGGAAAGCGCAGCAACTTCGAAGAGTGAACAGACGTGAGTTAATGAGAGAAGAAGAGATAGAACTTCGGAATCGATTCATGCCTGGAAAAATGTATATGTTTTTCTATGATCCTAAAACAAAAGATACCTTACCATATTATGATGGATTCCCTCTCGTGATTCCTGTTGAGCGAGCAGAGGGTGGATTTTATGGGTTGAATATACATTATCTTCCACCAATATTGAGAGCAAAGTTCCTTGACGCATTGATGGATATTACAACGAATGATAAGTATGATGAGACAACAAGATTCAGAGTTGCTTATGAAAGATTGAAGTCTGTGAGAAAACTTAGATTTTTCAAACCATGCTATAAAAGATATTTGACTGCACATGTAAAAAGCAGATTTGCATATGTTCCTCCGACCGAGTGGGAGATAGCAACATTTTTACCAACTGCTGATTGGAGAAAATCGAATGCTGGTAATGTATACAAAGACGCAAGAGGAATGATTTAATGAGTGTAGATGTTTTAAAAAGCAGTATTAGCAAAGCAGGAGGCATAGCAAGACTTAATCGATTTCAAGTTGAACTACCATCAAATATTCCTGGCGTAGAAGTGAGAGACAGCAGAGAATATCAAGTATTATGTAAAACTGCATCTATCCCAGGAAAGGGAATAGCAACTCACGACAGAACGATTATGACTCAAAACGAAAAGATAGGATATGGATACGTTGTACAAGAGATGGCAATGACTTTTTATCTTTTAAATGACTATGGTATGAGAGATTATTTTGATAAGTGGATGAACTCCATAGTCGATCAAGAAACATTTGAAGTGAATTATAAAACAGAATATCAAAGAAATGTAAAGATACATCAATTAAAACTTCCAGTAGAATCTAAACTTTCTCAATTTATACCAGAACAAAATAAAGTGTATTCAATAGAACTAGAAGATGCATTCCCAATATCAATAAACTCAATAGACTTTTCTAACGACCCTGATGTGATCGGAGAAGTCTCTGTAAGTATGTCTTATACAAAATGGAGAAGAATATAATATGGCATTACCAAGAATAAATGATGACAAACCAATATATGAAGTGACGTTACCAACGAATAAAAAAACTTATAGATACAGACCCTTTCTTGTAAAAGAACAAAGAAATATTCTATTGGCAAGTGAATCTGAATCTGCTCGTGAAGGTGTTATGGCGATGCTTAGTTGTATAGAATCATGTGCACCTGATGTTAAAATAGAAGATATGTCGACTGCTGAAGTTGATTATATTTTTCTTCAAATAAGAGGAAAGTCAGTTGGAGAAAAATCTAATATTAGCACTAAGTGTTCTCAATGTGAGACTGAAAATTCAGTATCTATTGATTTAACAGAGGTCGACATCAGTGGATATCAAGAGAATGATATTATCGAGTTGAGTGATAAAATAAAATTAAAATTAAAATATCCAACATATGCAGACACTATAAAAAATATAGAAGATATTCAAAGCGAAGAGACTGCTTCAGGTTTAATTTTTAAAACTTTAAAAATAGCATTGCATTCTCTTGAAGTCGATGAAGAATTAATTATGTTTTCTGATGAATCTGAAGAAGAAATAGATGCTTTTTTAAATTCGTTAAATAGTGATCAACTTGAAAAGTGTTTGACATTCATACGAGATCTACCAAAAATTAATTATGATTTAAAATTTGATTGTAAAAAATGTAATCATAAGAATGAAGTTAAATTGGAGGGATTCCAAGATTTTTTTTAATATCCCTCTCGCATGAGAGTTTGGAAAATTATTATAAAACAAATTTTCAATTGATGTATCATTTTAAATACTCGCTGACTGAACTTGAAAATATGTTGCCATGGGAGAGGGAAATATATTTAACACTTCTCAATCAACAGATAGAAGAAGAAAATAATAGGAAGAGAAATGGCTAGTCTAGCAGATGTAAATCAAACTTTAATGGATCAGAATGAATCTTTAGCAGAAATCGCTCGAGGAACTCTTGATACACAACAATTGATTCAGAAGCAAATATCAAGAGATACAGGTTTTAAGGCGATTGAGGCATCAAGAGAAAAGGGTGGTGGAATACGTGATGCAGTTTCTGGAACAGTTAAAGGAATAAAAGATACTGGAGCAAAGATTGGAAGTTTCTTCAAGGGTAAAGGTCTTATTGGCATAGGTGCAGCATTAGTCGGTGGACTCGTTACACGTGGAATACCAGCACTTGTTGCAGCATCACTTTCTGATAACATCGCAGAATATTTAACTGGTGAAGAGGGAAATCAAGAAGTAAAAGAAACAATCGAAAGATCTATATTAGGAGGTTCACTAGGATTTTTGCTTGGATGGAGAGGAGCATTAATAGGATCACTTCTTGGAGCATTACTGAATGATGAGAATAAAAAGAAATTAGAAGAACTTGGAACTCAATTTGGAACTCTCGCTGAAGAGTTCGGTATAATGCTGCCGACGTTTGAACAAACACTTGGTTTTTTTACCAGTAGTTTTGGAAATTTAATAAATTTTGTTGGTGGTATCGTAGGAACTATAACAGGTCTTACAAAAGCATTTAAAGCATTTACAGATGGCGATGAATCGACGTCTGGGTTTCAGGAACTTGGCACAACTGCGACTGACACTTTTGAAAATTTCAAAGAAAATGCATTGGGTGCTGCCATAGCGATCGGTGGAATTTTCGCTTTACTAAGACCAGGAAAAGCAATCGGACTAGCATTATCAGGAATCAAAGGCATCGCTACAAAAGCAGGATCTTTATTGGGTAAACTGGGTGGAGCAGGTGCAGCAGGTGCTGTTACAAAGACTGCCACTGCAGCAGTTGCTGCTACTGCTGGATCTGTTGTCAAATCAGCATCGGGTAAGTTAATGATTGCAGGTGCAGACGGGAAAGCAACCACTGTTAAAGCACCGCCTGGATCTAAAGTTGGTGATGTTCCTGGTGCAAAAAGTCTTAAAAAATTTCCAAGATTAGGAAAAGCATTAAAACTTCTTAGAGGGATTCCTCTGATAGGAGGCATTGCAGCATTAACAGAATTAGCAATGTTAGATCCAAAAACTGTTGATGGTATAGCAGGAATTTTAGGTGGATTGGGTGGTAGTGCAGTCGGTGCTGCTATTGGAACTATGATAAATCCAGGAGTTGGTTCTTTTCTCGGAGGTGTCGGTGGATATTTCTTAGGTGATGCTTTATTCAAAGGATTAGCACAATATCTTTTAGGAAAAGAAGTCGATGCGTTTCCTGATTTTATCAATGATATGATTAATGGTAAAAGTAATAGTGCACCTTCAGGTAGTGGAGGTGGAAATTTAGATCCTATCGCGAATGCACAACCTTTGAATGATTTCCGTAACAAACAAAGAATGGAACAGAGTCAGTATCGTCCAGGAACAGTTTCAGAATCTATAAGCACTGAGGCATTACAGGAAAATGTTGATGCAAAAAATCAACCTGCAGTGGTGATGCAAGATACATCATCAAAGCAGGTCAATAATGTGAGTAATTCTTCACAACCTGTGGTAGCACCAATGGTCAATAATCTAGATGTTAATGATGCATTGATGCCTTACTCATATGCGGTTTAATCTTCTTCGTTTGCTAGTTTAGAGAAGTAAGACATCGTATCATCTTCGTCACCCATTTGATCAGCAGTTACTGGTTCAAGTTTTTGTGGTTCGGGAGTTGATACTGGTTCGTTGATCTGTGCTTCCTGCCGTACTGTATAAACACCAGCAGTCGCTTCCTCGCCTAACACACGCATCAGTTTAGTCTTCAACTCATCATATGTTTTATAATTAGTTGGTTCGGTAAACTCGTTTAGATTGTGTAATTGATTATATACAGACTCCAGACGAGAATCATCACCATCATAAAGATTGGACTGAGAAGCAAATTCGGATTTATCATAATTACGATATCCCTCTACATTTCTAATTTTTAATTTGAAGTCAGCACCTTCCCACATATCAAATGGGTTAACTGGTGACTCATCGGCAAACTCAGGTTGCATTGAATCCATAAGTTTGTCAAATATTTTCTTACCAAACTTATAGAGAAATACTTTACCTTCATTTTGAGGTGCGGATGGATCTTGTAGAACAAGAATATTAGTCACATAATGTAGACGTCTTTTTTGTGACCTTGCTTTTTCTTTGTCTGAGTCGATCCCTGAGTTCCAGAGTTTTGAGTTGAGTTCACCAACTGGATCATTTTGACCAATAGAAGTAAGTGAGTTCTCGATATACCACAAACCTGTTGGACCTTTGAATCCATGATCCCAGTATCTGACCCATGGGAGTTCTGCTCCCTCAGTTGCTGGTAAGAATCGTAAGACTGCATAACCATTACCTGCTTTGTCTACTGTTGGTTTCCAAAGTCTTTCGTCTACATAAGACTTTGTCTCTGTAGATCCACCGACTGACTCTGCTGCTTGAACTAATTTGGAGATTTGATCGCGATTGCGTTTTAAATTTTCGAATGACATATTTTTTTGTATCCTTTGTATGTACTGAAATATTTACTGAAGTATAATTGTATCATAATATGACCACTTTGTAAAGCGGTTATGTATATTATATATACACATTTACTCAAAAAGTGCAGAATCAATTGAATTTTGCCTTGGTAAAAAATTAAGATTCATTGCCTCTGCTTCTATTTTATCTCTTATTATTGGAGATATAAATTTTTTAACATCCTCTGGTTCGATATCATTTTTATCACAGAGATGTAGGACTGCGTCCATGTATGGAATTTTAAGTTCACTAACTGTAGACTCAATTAGTTTAGTGAACTTTGCTTTAGTTAGAAAGTTATCTTCAATCATATTATTTATCCATGACTCTGAGTAGAATAGTATCTTTATTGATACGACCATTAGTTTTGATTGTCTTAGTGGTGAGTTTACTCCACTCGGTATCAATCTGTTTAATCGTCTTTTTCAAAACGATAGGTAAGAACTCATCTGGTTTACGCAATTTAATCTCACGACTGTTTACCTTATCAAGATTTTTGATAGTGCTACCAGATATTTCAAATCCGTTTGCGGACTGAGTGCAATACTCGACGAGAACTTTATACTTCGTATTAAACGTGTAAAGTCTCTTTGATCCGATGAGGAGGATCGGATTGATAGAGACCAACTTAAAGTTATTGTCCTCTTTCTTGTATTGCACTCTCGCCACTTGTTTATCAGCAGACTTGATTTTAGGTTTACGAACTTTTCTGTTCGCCTTTGCTGCTGATTGTATCTTGTCAAGATCGAGGAGCATGTCCTGACAAGACTTGATTCGGTGATTGAGGTCTGATTTTTTCAGATGTGCATAACCCTCGACGGCATCAGCATCTCGCTTGTAATAAGCATCTTCATAATCTAGTAACCATCCCGCAATCACCTGTCTGACTGGCAATGTTGCCGAACCAGACAATCCATGTGTTTGGAATAATTTGTATAAATCGATGGTGGTCTTTTCTCCATTCATCCATTGATCTTCAAGATCAAGCATATCTTGCATGATAGTATCACTGATCTTGTTTTGTAGTCTTTGCATCGGTGAGAGTGAAATTACATTCACTGTCTCCTCTACTGTTTTTTCCTTGCGGATATCTCTTCCTAGTTCAATTAGATTTAAGAGATAATCATAAAGTTTTGCTTCATAATAAACAAAGAGATCCTCAGACTCTAATTTATTTAACGACCAAAATGCAGTTGCAGCATAATGACTGAATGTATAAAATTTATATTCAGGATTTGCCAAGATATCGCGTTGATCATCTTTAGTCATTTTAGACTTGATGTAAGACTTCATATTAGATGCGATCTCTTTACGATCGACGTTTACATGAAACTCATCTTTGAATGTTCTGAATCCTTTATCAAGTGAAACACCTGCGATACCAACACGAGACTTCGCACGGATAGTCTTTTTCCTTGTTAGTTTTTTACCTTTTAATGCTGTCAAACCCATAATAATTCTCCTCGTTAATAATGGTCTGTATATATTGTATCATACTTTTACAGATAAGTAAAGCTTTTTCTTTCATTTTTTAAATTTTTTTCTATAACTTGCCACTGC